ATTGGCCAACAAGCGAAACAATTTCTACTGCATCATACAGTACTAACAACTCTTTAACTGCATTCACATTTGACCCAATACCATCTGGTATACCTAGTCAGCCTGGTACAAATAGTAGTCCTGTTCAAGGCTGTTTTGGGAATTTAGGTTTTACTTCGGGAACAACAACTCTAAGTTCTATCGTTGCATTTTATATTAATTTTTCAAATGGGACAACTACCAGAGTAGCACTTGGAACTCAATTTAGATGGACTGGCACCACAAACACATACACATATGTTTTTAATTATACAAGAGCAGAATTAGCAAATGGACCAACCCCATCACCTATTACTGGTACATTTACGCCAACAGCTTCAACTGCAATAAATACACCTAATGTTTAAAAATGAAAATGACAAGTAAAGCGGTTTGTTAAAATTTTTTTATTTTAACAAAAACACCTATATAAATAAAAAAAATTGAAATACTTTTACCAATTTAATTATTTTTTAAAAGCAAATAAATAAAAGCAAATAAATTTAAAGAAAATGCCAGTTCAAACTCGTTCCCAAGTTAAAGAGGCAGAGAAGCTTGCCTCTAAAGAGAATAAGGTTAAAAAGCCAACTGCTACTTTAGTTACTGAAAAAGCATTAGAAGCTCTTGGTCTTGATTCTCAATCGACGGATCCAAGCGGGCATTACAGAATCGTCCTGCCTGGACCCTTAGTAGAATTTAAATATCTCAGAACAAAAAATGAACATGTTCTATATGGAAAATGGGCAATAGCACCTGAAGGATATTATTGGGCAAGTAGTTCAGATAAGGCTTATTACAACTTTGACTCGTATTGTCTTACTGAAATCCCTATTTAAAAAGAAGAAAAAAGTATAAAAAAGTAAATGTATTGCGTTGTTTTATGTATTGCGTTGCGTTGCCTTTTAAATAAATGTGTATTTTTTTATAAAAAAAATTATATACAAATTTGAGTGTTAAATTACCAAACTATATTTTTTTTGCATATTTATATAAAGTTGATCCTTCCTTCATATCAGATGTTTTATTTTGATATGTAGTATTTATAATTTCTAAAAACAAATCTATTTTTGTTAGGAAAGGAATAAACCTTATTATGCATTTTAATTGGTCTGGTGCACATTTGTCTAAATAGCTAAGTAACATTTTATCAAGTGTGTCTTCAAATTCAATGTCGTTTTCTTTTTTAATATTTTTTAAAATAGCTATACCAGATTCTACGTTAATTCTTGTTTGTGTAGTTTCCGGAATTTTACGCTGTTGCGCTGCAAGTTCATCAAGCCTTTTTTTCTCTTCTGCAAGTCGTTTCTCTTCTGCAATTCTTTTCTCTTCTGCAATTCGTTTCTCTTCTTCAATTCGTTTCTCTTCTGCAATTCGTTTCTCTTCTTCCAAACGTTGTTTCTCTTCCAAAAGCCGTTTCATTTTGTCTTTTGCAATTTGTCTCTCGTTTGGCGCCTTCACTCCTTCTTCCTGTAATCGTTTTTCTTCCGCTAATCGTTTCTCTTCTGCTAATCGTTTTTCTTCCGCTAATCGTTTTTCTTCTGCAATGCGTTTCTCTTCTGCTAATCGTTTCTCTTCTGAAATCCGTTTTTCTTCTGCAATACGTTTTTCTTCTGCTAATCGTTTTTCTTCTGCAATACGTTTCTCTTCTGCTAATCGTTTTTCTTCTAAAATCCTGTCAAATTCCTCTTTACATTTTTCTTTAAAATATTCGATAATTTCGTTATATCTATTTTTTTTAATTTCAGTAATAAGCCGAATTAAATTTTTCGGCAACTCGCCACTATGTTGATTTTTATTTTCTTGGATCCCAATAGCAATATCCATTCTATTATTTTGAAATGATTTCGTTTCATAAGATAATTCCGTTTTATGTAAAATTGTTTTCATATTTGCATCTGCTGTTGCACGGGATGATGATATTTTAAATCCATCTTGTAGCTCAATACATGCAACCAATTGACTATTTCTAATAATTTGTATTTTACCAATGTTTGATTTCATATCGTCTTTTGTTCCTGTGAAGAATTGTTCTTCATATAAAGATAATGGATTAGATGATGAAAATTTTCCGTAAATAACAGTTTCTGTTGTTTTTTGTGTTTTTTCACATACTGAATGTTTTATTTTATATGTAGGTTTTGATTCATCAAATAATCTTTCATCGCATCGCATCGCATTTTTTAAAATATACTCACCTTCTTGTTTCCATCCGTTTTTACCATTTAATAGTCGTTCCAGTTTAGTACCCACGCCTTTAGCCTTTAATTTAAATTCATATTCCGAATCATTGTTTTCCCATATAAAACGGTCATTATTATCTCTATCAATCCAATGCTCAATAGTATCTATTTTTACACCAGTGTAAAATTCAGGTCGTTCTCCATTAAAGTAATCATATAACGGTAATTTTTTCAATTCATTTTTTGAATAATCTTTGTATAAAATATTAACTTTTTTCCTTCCAAAAATACAATCAAGTCTTTCAGCAATGTCTATAGTTGTACGTGCACTTGAAAACTGGCTTTCAAAATATTCATGTGTCGTTTCAGAATAACCCCATTGAATAGTTGTTCCAGTAGTTTTTCCAGAAATAGATTTACGTTCTTCTATAAATTCTGTTTCTTCTTCTTTTGTCATATTACTGTAACTTATCATTCCAGAATAACGACCAACCAGTTTTATTTGTTCAAAAGGAATACATGCTTTAATAAATGGGCCTCCTTCTTTATGTGTAAATAAATATACTGTTTTTGGGTTTCCATTTTTTTTTGACATTATATACAGTGATGGTTTAGCTCCTAGTCCCGACACTCCCATAGATTTGTCGTTTATATGATTTTCTTTAAAAGTTGCAAACATATCATAAATACCAGTTTCATCCATACCTTTTCCATCATCCCATAATTTAATTTTATCTTTATCTACAATAGTAACAATATTTTCAGCGTTTGCATCACACGAGTTTGCAATAAGTTCGGCACCGCATCTAGGATAAGTAAATCCCTTTCTGTCAAAACCGTTAATTAAGCCACGTTCATCCAATGAACCACAAGTACCCGAAATTTCAGTATTCATTCTTATTATATTAGTTTTTATAACAAGAATATCTAAAATAAAACATTTCAATTTTTTATTTATTTATTTTTTGCGTATAATCTTAAATTGTTTCCAAGAAATTTCAACTTGTGCCCCTTTATATTCAGACACGCTATTTTCATTCTCAGCATTTAATTTGTCTGCCTTCTTTAAAGCACTATCTACATAAATTTTCTTTAAAAGTGTTCCAAACTCATATGCTCCAGTGTGCTGATCTAATTTACCATCTTCAATCTCCCTTAATACATCTAATGCCTTATATAATATTTTTAAATCGATTTCATCCTTCCTAATTTTGTTATAAATATCTGTATAATATGTAGATAAAAAATTACATTCACTCATTCCTTCTAAATTAAGAGCATCTGGATCATTTGGGTGTTTTGCCTTTAACATAATTAGATTATTTACATTTTCTCGTAAAATCTGGCTATGTTTTAACTCTCTAATTAGATCTGTATTATCTTCTACATTATTAGCAGCAATCATATTTTGTAAATGAAGTCTTTGATTATCGTCCATTATATAATATTTTAGAATACTATTTTTAAACTATAACTTATAAAATAATATTAATGTATTATATGAATATTAATATTATTAAACCAACAAATATTATTAAACCGACAGCTATGCCAGACCAAACAGTTCAAGCTTTGCCAAAAGGTGCTACAAGTATTATGAATGCTGGTGTAATAAATGCACAAGCTCAAACCCAACAACAAATGGCTTTAATAGGTAAATCTGGAGGTAAAAGAAAAAGAATGCATGGTGGAGTGACTCATATTCAAGTCCCTACTGTACCTGCAGGAACTCCTAATGGTGCTGCGACAGCTAATAATTACAAAAGTATAACTGCATTAGCACAAGCTGGAGCTGCTAATGCAGTATATGATACAGCAAAAACACAAACACAAACAGCAGCCATAAATGCATCATTGCAAAATAAAATAGGAGGAAATAGAGAAGTAAAATGGGGATGTTTAAGTGGAGGAAATAGAGAAGTAAAATGGGGATGTTTAAGTGGAGGAAAACGAAAAAGCAGAAAAAGCAGAAAAAGCAGAAAAAGCAGAAAAAGCAGAAAAAGCAGAAAAAGCAGAAAATAAAAATCATAATAAATTTGTAACGCTTAAAATGAGAAAAATAAATATATATAATAATATTATAGATTATGCCAACAATGAATAATTATTTAAATCTAATATATGTGAATTTAGGTTTTATAGCTCAAATATCAGCAATGATGTATTTTAAATCGGCATTAGAAATAAGAGAAAATTGGCCGGTATATAGATGTAATCCATCATATTGGGTTTTTTCTGAAAATATATCAGAGGATTTCACATATTGTGTACAAAATACACAGATGAATATGATGAATTATCTATTACAACCTTTAAATTATATGGTTTCATCATTGTCAAGTGTCGGAACAGAATTTAATGAAAATATTAATAACATTCGTGGAATTATAGGTGATGTACGAGGTCATTTATCAAATAATATACAAAACGTGTTTGGTGTTTTTTTTAATATGATTGTTGAGTTTCAAAAAATGATCATTAGTATTAAAGATATGGTAGGAAAAATGATAGGTATTGTTGTAACTATTATGTATGTTTTAGATGGTTCTATTAAAACAATGAAAAGTGCATGGGCTGGTCCAACAGGACAGTTGGTAAAAAGAATTGGCTCGTGTTTTCATCCGGATACAAAAATTAAATTAAAAAATGGAGAAATTTATAAGATGCAAGAGCTTCCTTTAGGCTCTGAATTAGAAGATGGGGCAAAAGTATTTTCTGTATTAAAAATCGCAAATTTTGATAAAGAGAATTTATATAAAATTAAAGGAGGCGTTGAAGGTGAAGATATATATGTCACTGGTAAACATTTTATAAAGGAAACCAGAGAATGGATACAAGTTAAGGATTGTAACTATGCTGAAATACAAGAAGAAATAAAGTCAGATTGGTTTTCTTGCCTAATAACAACGAATAGAAAAATAAAAATAGGAGAACATATTTTTTGGGATTGGGAAGACGATGAACTAACAAAAAATTAAGAAATATGTATTATATTATTATCCATTTATAATATAATATGAATAATATGGATAATAAAGACAATATGAAAACTACACTTAATTTTATAAATGACACTTATGATAAATTGTCATATTTCGATATGTATGGCAATTCTGTATTCATATTCATATTTATAACTCTATTTGTATTTTTAGTTTATTCTTATTGTCAAATTATGCAAAAGAAAGAAGCAATTGCAGATGACTGGGTGAATCAACGATGTAAACCACAAAATATGCCTTTTGCAGGATTTATAACTCATCCGGAGGGAACAACTCCATTTCAATATACGAATGAAAATTTCCAGTATTGTGTTCAAAATATACTAACAAATATAACGTCTTATGCATTGGAACCATTCCAATTTATGATATCATCAATTACTGATATTTTTAATTCAATTAATAACTCTATTCAAAATATTAGGGAAGTTATTAGCAAGCTAAGACATAATATGGAAGAGTTTACTAAAAATATTATTAGCCAGGTTTTAAATGTAACGATTCCTATTCAAAAAATGGTTATAGCCCTAATGGATACTTTTAATAAGATTCAAGGAATTATGACTGGTGGGTTATATACTATGTTGGGAACTTACAATACATTGCAAGCGTTGATGGGTGCAATTTTAGAATTAATAATAAAAGTATTGGTAACATTAGTGGTTATTATTGTTGGGTTATGGGTTTTACCATTTACTTGGCCGGCTGCAGCATCAATGTCAGCTGTGTTTTTGGCAATTTCAATTCCACTATCTATTATTATAGTATTTATGACTGAAGTACTCCACATTAAAACGGCTTCAATACCAAAATTAAGGTGTTTTGACAGGAAAACAAAAATATACCTATATGACAATACTTTTAAATTTATAGAAGACATTAAAATTGGCGATACATGTTTAGATGGTTCAGTTATAACAGCAAAAATAAAAGTTACGTCGAAAGAATTAGACATGTATAATTTAAACGGTATAATCATTAGCGGTTGTCATATTATAAAATACAATAATAACTGGATACCAGTTAGAGAACACCCTTGTTCTATTCGTATTCACAGATATAATGAGCCCTACTTATATTGTCTCAATACATCAACCAAAACAATCGTATTAAATAATATAACATTTACAGATTGGGATGAAATATATGACGATAATTTAGAATTTATATTGAATTATAAAACTATAGGAACTACTAACAATATATCCAAAACATTAGATAACGGATTTTCTAAAACCACCAAAATCAATTTGCTTGAAGGACAAACGAATATTATCAATGTACAAATAGGGGATGTCTTGTCTACAAGAGGAGTTGTCTATGGTATTGTTGAATTGAATAATTTAGGGAATAATGAAAAATTATATAATTTGTTAGTTACTAATAAATATTTTGAATTGGATGATGAAACTATATGTCCAGATTATAACAACTATGTAGATTCTGTTTTGGAATTAAAAAATTTATTATCTAAATAATATGTATAATATGGAAGTTTCTATCGGTTCATATAAATTTAGATTAGAAATATTAATATTGATTGTTATTGTATCTTGGATTATGTTCGGACACTTACTATGTTCTTGTTCTACTGTTGGATTTAAAGAAGCAATGGAAACTATGGGTAATATGGGTAAAAAAGAAGCGTTGTCCAAGAGAACATTGAACGGAACCCAGGAAGGTTTTGTAGGTTCAAATAATACAGCGTCTGGACCAGAATTTAGCGGTGCCAAAACACCCGGTTTTTTTATGGATCCTTCAAAATGGTCAATGCCCAATTTAAATTATAGTCCAGGAACAACACCAAGT